CCTTGCAGCTGCTGCCTGCTCAAGGTTTTGACGCATCCTGCCTTCGTCGTATTCAGGAACGGATTGGCTGGCTGAAAGCTTGGCCCCTTTCGCTTTGGACTCATCGACGATCAGCATGTCGCCCCACTTCCCTGAGCCAGGGATCAGGACTGACTTGCCCTCTTCTCTCAACTTGACGACTTCCTTCCTCCACGCAACCTCTGCATCGCCACTGGGTCGTGGCTTGACTCGCACCACATCCTCATCAGCAACATCAAGGGCATAAACAGCATTTGGACTGCCGCCCTTCTTGTTCACTCGATGCCACTTGGCAGCACCTTTCTCACTGGTCAGATAAACGCCAGGGCCATACAGCTGAACTTCAGCTGCCTTAAGACCTTTGGCATCAATTGAGGGGATATTGCTTGCGTCAGTCCCATGGAAATACTTGGCGGCTTCCGGGTTGGGCCGATCCGCCAAACCGTCGAGCATCCCGTTGGCCTTCTTCTGCTCAAAGGTCATTCCGTCGTAACCAATAGCCGCCCGTTCGGCTTCCAACTTGTCCCCAGCCAATGCGTCATCAATGACCTGGAACTCATCCATCAAACGAGCTTCGTTATCCAAGATCTCCAACGTCGCCATATCAGCCCGTTGGCTGACATCGACTTCTGGAACAGCAGGACTCTCGGGCAGCGGTGTTGATGGTGGGCGAACTTCACCTTTCCGTGCTGCTTGCTTGACGATTGAAGAAACCTTCTCTTGACGAGTAACCGTTTCTTTTAAGTCAGCCAATCCTTTCGATTGTTTATCAAGGAACTTCCCAGTACGACGGGCCATCCTTCGATCTAGCGCTTCGCTAGCGGCTAATACCTCGTCCAGCCCTGCTGTAATGCTGCCCTTCCGATTGCCTGCTGGCTCGGGAGGCAATACCTCTGGGTCAATTGCTTTCTCTGGAGCAGGGGTGCCTTCCGCTGCCTCGATCAGCTGACGGCGAATGCGATCAGCGACAACATTCAGCCGTGCTCCATTGGCGATCTGTTCAGCGCCTTCATTTAGCAGCTGGCTGGTTGGCCCCTCCATGTACTTGTTGGCATCAAATTCATCCAGCAATGCAGCGGTGTCATCCGCCAGTGATTTGGTCCCTTCCTTGTTGATCTGATTGCCGACGCCTTCCAGCGTCTGCACATTCTTGGTTGCACTATTTGCAGCTCTTCTGGTCTGGCCAAGGTCTTTTTTGATCCGAGCAGCCAGCTCACCCTTTTGAACCATCAGGTTCAACATGTCGGTGTTGCCGAACAGGTCCACCTGATCGCCTTGGACTGTCGGAGCAGACTTGGCTTGCTGCAGCACCTCGTGGAAAGTGCTGTCTGTCATGTCACGCGATTGCAGTGCTTTATATGCCTGCTGCATCCCGGTCTCGTCCAGGCCGCTGCCACCTAATGCCAGAGCCTTGCCTTTGCTGATGACGCCATCAACTGCATCTTGGAAGATGTTGTTGGGAAGCTTTGAAAGAGCCAAGCCTTCAACGGCTAGCCCTGATTTCATCGGAACGCCTAACTCCCCAAGCTGTGCAGGATCAGTGACTCCTGAATCACGGAAGAATTTGGCAGCGTCAAATGCTGTGCCGCCACCTTGAGCAATGTTGGTCAATGCTCCTTTGGATCTAGCGGCTTCAGCTGTCGGAGCATTGATGTACTCCACTTTCATCGCTGGAATACGTAGCTCCTTGGCTTTGGCTAAACGGTTGTGACCATTGACGACATAGGTCTTGCCATCCATTGGGTCAGTCCAGACCTGGACTGCACCCTCGGCATCCTCATTCCAGACTTTGACGCCATCCAGCGAGTTACCTTTCTGCTGGCCTTGGTCGTCGGTCCCCATCTTGAACTGGAACCGCTTCGGATCCACCTCGATCTCACTGGTCAGCAGCGTTGGCTGGCCCATCAGACGGGATGGCATCACCGTGCGGCCATCGGCTTCTAGTGCCGTAATGCCTTCAAGAACATCGACGCGATCAAAGGTGCTCGGGTCTTTACCCGTCAGCTCCTTGATCTTGTTGGCAAGAGCTGGACTGTTTGCAGGGTTGGCCAGTGACCGCAGGGTGTCTGTCGGAACACTGCTGAATCGCTCGGCGGCTTCACCTGAAATCGCTATTGAATCGACTGGAGCAGCAGACGATTCATAAGCAACGTCGTCCCTGATAGGTGCGCCTGTATTGCGAGCCGAAATCTCGTCTAAAACTTCAGCCGTGTTTTCAGAAAAACCACGAGCCAGTAATTCATCTAACTCAGCATCATCAAGCTGAGATTCAATGACTTCAAGTGCTGCATCAGCCTCAAGAATCTGAGGGTCGTATTCCATCGTCCATGGATCGGCGCCATCTGGCAGCGGCTCCTGCAGCGGTTTCTCAAGAACAGGGCCAGCAAACTCGTCCGCAGCAGGAATCGGGGCAGCAGCCTTCTGCTCGGCGACTGCTGCCTCTAATGCTTCCTCAAGTTCACCCATCGTCTCGAAGACTTTGGGACTAAACGCTGTTTTGCCAGCGTCATCTTCAACAACGATTTCGTTCTCGATCAATCTCTGGCGGGAAGACTGTCTTCTCGTCCGAGTCCAGGCAGCGTTGACAGCTCTTCGTGTTGCAGGCAGCGCTTTGGCTAACCCCATCATTCCGCCACCTAATGAAAGCGTTGCGGCGAGGTTGGGGACGAATGCTGCCAGGGATGACTCAGTTCGACTTAGCCCTGGCTGAGTAGCAGGATCACTTTTGGAAATTGCTGCACCGGCTTCTGGATTAACCGCACCAACCGCTAACCCAAGCAACTGTTGCGCGCTGCCGCCCGTGTTGTCGTCCAAAAAGGTGGACGGGATTTCGTCAAGGACTTGGCCAACCGTGAACCGACCTACACCGCCAAGAAATGTCTTTGCCTTAGTGGGATCGGCAAGGCTAAACATTTTGGCCAGTGACGGATATTTCACAGCAAGTGCTGTGCCTTGCAGCCACTGGCTGGCACCCATCGTGCCTACGGCCAACATGGCGTTCAACACAAGGGTTGCCCTCATGTCATCGCCAGCAAGCTCGTCGGCGGTCATTTCCGATGGAGGCTTTGATTCTTGAGAAGCGACGTAATAGTTATCAAGGGCTTGATCGATCTCTCCTTCTCGCTCCGGTGTCAACTGACCAGTTGCATCCAGCACTGCTTTTTGGGCATTGCTGCTGACCTTTGCGCCGCCTAGAGAAAACGTGTCTCCCACGCCGGGAGGCATCGGGACAGGATTGTTCTTAATTGCTAAATGCGTAAGTCGCGGCAAAGCAGTTTCTACGTTTGAGAGTTGCTTCACCTCGTATTCCAAATCGTTTTTCACACGAGCAAGAGATGGCGGCAACTCACCTCTGCTTATGCTTTTCACCGCCTCGACCGGGTTGGGGATATATCGAGCAGCAGGACTCATATCTTCAATCGCCTCTCCAACAAAGTCCTGGGCCTGCTGCCACCAAGGCTTCTTAGCCTCAACCTTTTTAGGTTTTGGCTTGGCTTCCTCTATCGCGACAGGAGACGCAGTGACAGGAGCTGAGTCGTCAGGCTTTGGCCCTGTGTGCTCCCACTGGCCAGTTGCAGGATTCAGTTCAAAAGGCATGATCAGCGGCTCCGATAGAAGGTGTCGATTAGGCGAAGGATTCGGTCGTGCTCCTCAACACCAACAGGGATGTCCATTGACATGCCGTTGTAGTGACCTGGATCTTGGTGAACAGGGGCGACTGACCCCCATGGCTTGAACTCCGTAATCGGAACGCCGTTGCTCTTGAGGAAGTTGGCCAGCGCTAATGCGGTCTGCTGGTCTGGCGCACCGTGGTGAACGTGATCATTTCCGACCCCATGGTTCTTGTCGTATCCATTCCTTCCGACGATTCCGTGCAGCGTTTGGGTCATGCCATCAGCTGACATTCCGAACCCTGTTGTCGCGATGTATTGACTACTGGGCACAACCTGCAGACGTTGCGCAGATTCAGGCGTTGGCATTGGCCTTGTCGCTGCTGCTGCTGGCCTGGTGCCCGTAAGGATGTTCAAGAATGCGTTGGACGCATATGACAGCGGACTGCTTGACGTAGGCGCTGACCCGACAAGGGTGTCTTCAGTCCCTTTCTCCCTGACAGCAACCTTCCTGACTCCTGCCCTCATCTGCTCAGGAACCTCGATCCCAAGCTGATCGGCCTGACGTAACAGGAACTCGCCTGTCGTCATGTTTGCTGCTCTTGCCGCACGTTTGACCGTGGCTGGCATGGGCTTGCCATTAGCGGCTGATTGCAGCAGGGAAGTTGTTGTAGAAGGGCTGTAAATCGGGACGCCTGACTTGATTACATCTTCTGGAACTGGCTGACCAGCAGTGAAGTACGTCGGCTTGGCCGGTGGCTCTGAACCCTGAGATTGAGACTGAGAGGCAGGAGCAGAAGGAGGAGTGCCTTCCATCACTGGCCTAAAGCTCTCCATCAAGGCCTTGTCCTTGAGGGTGGCCTTGACAACATCATTAGCAATCTTGGCCTGTTCTCCTGGCGTTAAAGGAGAGCCTTTGTCTTGCTGCTCTTTGGCGATTTGAGCCTCTATTTCTATCTGCAAAGAGTTCTCAACGTTGTTCAAAGCCTCTGCAGCAGTAGCGTCGTGCTGCCTCACGTAATCAATAAGGCCCACCCCAGATTCTCTGGCGGCCTGAAGCATTTGAAGACCTTTTCCTGGCAAAAGTTCCTTGATAATTGCAGCAGAAGCCTGCGATATGTTTCTGCGTATTGTCGCTTGATCAAAAGTTCCGTCCGTCCTTTTTACGCTTCTATCTACTAACTGTTCAAATCGTCGCGTTATTTCCTTGCGCAGTCGATCCCGCGGAGCATTTCTGCGCAGTTCCCTCATCCGTGCCCTTGCTGCCCTTTCGTCCCAGCCAGGGCCAATCAGCTCCTCCTGGCTCTCAAAGAAGTCGTCAACAGAGTCCATGTCAAAAGTCAGTTCCTGGTATCTAGTCGCTTGGTCACTAATATTCGCGAGCACTTCACTCAGCTCGGCATCACTAAGGGATTCGTAGGCCGGATCTTTCCTCATCTGCTCCCAAAGAGTTGCCCATTGAGGAGAACCAGAACGAACGCCTCTCATGTCAGGCAGATTCATCTCAAGCGCTTCCAGTGCTGCTTCCTTCTGGTTTTCCCTAATCGTTTTGATGTCTCTGCTTACATCTGCTGTTTCACTGAGAAGTTCTGGGGCATAAGCAACGCCAACGCTGATCGGGTTGCCTTCAGTATCAGTAATACCGCTGGGCATTTGAACGAGACGAGTAATTGCCGTGCTCGCCTTCTGCCTGTTCTCCGGGTCGGCTTCCATCATCCGAAGCGCTTGCAACGTCTGAAGAACTGCCTCTTTGCTCATCTTTTGCGGTTCGCCGGTCAGGCCGAACTGCATGGCGTGTTGATTTAGGAATCCATTCCACTCCTCAACACTTGGGGGATTGGGCCGAAGTAACGCTGAAGCCAATACCTTGGATGTCTGCGCAACGCCAATAGCTTTCTGATGATTGACGTGAGCGTCAAACTGCTTGTTCTGAAACCACTCCCAGCTCTTATTGATCTGTGGAATGACGTATTGCTGAAAGCCAGGACTGAACTCATCAAGGCCAAATGATTGAGCTAATTGACTGGTGACTCTGGATTGAATCTTTGTGATCGTCGGATCGCCTGGGTCAAGCTTTGCAAGGCTGCCACCTGTCTTGATCCATTCAGCTCTAAATAGCTCTGGCGTCAGGTTTGCTACCCACTGGCTGGCCTGATTAACACGACCCGCCTGACGGAACGGGTTGGACTGATCCATCAGAACCCCCGCCACAGGGTTCACTGCATCCAACGCTCTGTTGTCTGCTGCGTAGTTAAAACTTTTCTGGATTGTGTCGCGACTAATGTTTGCCGCTGCCCGCAAAATCTCGTTCTGCCCGCGTCTGTATTGATCAGACGCAAACATCTCAACGCCTTTGTTATAGGCCCCAGCCAATGGAGCAAGAGCATCCGTTAATTGTTCGATCGGGTTGTAACCCTGAACATCACGCTGCCGACCGGACTGGATAGAAGTAATACCCCTGCTCTGCGCAAGCTTGGGTAATTGCGCTGGCCTGCCTGGCTGTGGGTTCCTGTCGTAATTCAGGAACGTTGAAACGGGAGAAGCCGCAGGCTTTAGCTGGCCTTCACTAAGACGTTGAGGAGTTGCCATCAGGATTTGCCGGAATTAGTGAATTGGGAAAGAACGCCATAGGTCTTCATCCCTGCATTGACTCCAGCCATTGCCGAACTAAAGAACGAGTTGTTCCTCACTGGTCCCTGACCCATGAAGGAAGGACCACCTGGATTGACCAGGGTTGGCAGTGGTGGGAATGGCTCAATCGGATCCATGATTTCTTGCATCTCGTACAACTGCTGAGAGTTGTACTGATTCAAATAATTGGCGATTTGACTGGCTTGCTGTCTAGTGAATTGCTGTTCTCTGAACTGAGCATTCAGTTGCCGCATCGCTTCCATGTCGCCAGCCTGCCTTGCATAGTCATTGATATAGCGATCAACATTCATCCCTTCATTTAGTCCCGCAGCTGCGCTTGCCTGAGATCGCAATGCTTGCTGCTTGTATTGCATCAACGACACAGCGTCAGCCATTGATTGCTGCGCTAAGCCTTCCACCAGGGCACCGCTTTGATTGGCATAATCCGCCATCGCAGACGCTCGGGTGCGAGTAACAACCTCGGCCTGATTGATGACCTTTGACAGCTCAAAATTCCTGAGCTGACTTGTGTAGGCCAATTCTTGGCCGTAATTAACCTGCTGCTGCCAATATGAGTAGCTGCTATTTGTGTCCTGCTGCCCCGCTGTTCTAGATGCCGTCCATCGAGCAAATTGATCAGACGCTCTCTGTTGGCCTACTTGGTTCAGGTAATTCTGTCGCTGGGCTTGATACTTCTGTTCAACCTTCCACTCTTCGTTTCTGGCACCAAGAAAGCCAGCGCCAACACTAAGAACGGTAGGAAGCAGAGTTAATGGGTTGAATGCAGCAGCGGCAGTGCCAGCAGCGGCAGCCGCTCCCATAGGGGCAAGAGACATCAGGCAGACCTCCAGAAATCACAAAACAAAGCGCCACTTCTGCCAATTGGCGATGGCGGCTCAACCGTGAACCCCAAATACTCCAGCCATTTTATTGACTCCTCATTCTTGGAATACACCTGATTGAACAACGTACCTCCCACTTCTTTCAAGCAATTATCAACCCATATTCTGCCGTCCATGCACAGCTGATAACGAGCGCGACGAGTTGCTGTCAATTGAGGAGTCCCCAGCATCCAGATCCGATGTCCTACGACCCCGCAGAGGCCGCATGGAACTCCGTCATCTGTCGCCATGGCCCTCAAGATGTCTGACTGCTCCCAGCTATCCGTTACAGCTTCTAGCGGTGTCGCTCCATGGCTCAAAAGAACCTCTAGCTGGTCAGCTGGTCGCATATTGCTTGCCACCTCTATTGCATGGCTAGCTGTTGGTTCAACCCATTGCATCACTTTGCTCCTGATCGGCTTGTGATATTTCCGATCCACTCGCAAGTGCTGAACTTGCAGGGGTGGACCGTGCTGTTCAAGATCTCAACGATTACGCGGTCTCCCCTGCCCTGAATTGGAATGTTGAATACGCCCTCGTAAGAGCGTTCAATGTCTGAGCTAAAAGTCTGAGGGGTGCCAATAGAGGATGCACGAACAGCAATCACTGTTCCGTCGTATGTATAAAGCCCATCTGGCCGATTCTCGGGCATTGTCTTTACCTGGAAAAAACCGCTTTCGTGGAATGCCAATTTCGCCATGCGAACCTGAGTTCTCAATACGTTCTTGACTGCCTTCCCTCCACCGATCTCAGTCATGTACTTGAAACGCGAAAAGCGATAGCGGAACTCATACCTTTCACCGGCCCATACTTCCTCTTGTGACCAGTCCCCTCTTACGACAACTGTTGAAGAATCACTGGTTGAACCCAGCAAGACAGGCCCCGCCTTATTGGTCTGGCTCATGTTGTATGCCGACCAAACCTGAACATCATTGGTTGCGACATAAGGCAACGTGAAAACTGTTTGATTCGACTGAGCGTCATAAACGCCTTTAGCCATTCGCATTGAAGAGACTGTCGATTCAGTCGTGCCAACCAATCGATCCAGCAGCAATGGATAAGGTGCTCCAACCAGCTCCTCTGCACGATCAAGGACAGAGACCACTTCCAGATAAACCTCATCGCCGTACTGCATCAAGCAATAGAGCTGCTCTCGAATGCAAACAACTTGCAGGACTTGATCTGCTCCAAATTCCCAATAAGACCAACTATTCTGAACACGCTCTGCACCATCGCCACTATTACGAAGGAACCACTTATAGACATAGATGCGCTTCCTGTAATCAGTGCTAAACATCCCCTCTGAACGCTTGGCGCTAATCGCGAACGCCGCGTTGCCTGTGTCGTTGACAGTCATCTTGAAGCATTCGTCGGGGATATAGCTGCTCACATATCCCGTTAAATCAGCAGCATCTGCTGTCAAAGCAGTGCCTGCACCCCTGACAGCAAACTCACGCATCTGCGTCCATTGGCCATTGGACTGCATGAAGAAGATGCCACCACCTGCCTGCTGTGGTCTGACGTTTGTGTCAACGTCAAACTGCGTCAGCACTGTGATCTGGGCTGTTGCTGGCGTCAGGACTGTCTCGGCAGCATTAAACCGAAACTGGATCTGACTTGAAAACAGGATCAATTCATCTTGGTACGGAACCGCATACCTAAGAACGGAGACCCTGTTGTTGCTAGCCACAACATCAATAGGATCAGTATCCAAAACCGTGGTGACAGTTTCTGGGAAAAATTCAAAGAACTCGCGAACTCTGCTGAGCACAACGTTCTCATCAGCCAAGAATCCGAGCCGGTTCTTATAGATAAAGATGTCATTAATCGCATAGCCAATAAACGATGGGTCAGGCGATGTGTCGTAATCGCCAGCGATGCGTTCGCCCCACTTGGGAACATCGGCTGGGATCCCGCTAACAACTTGACCATTGACTGCCCCAAACCAAAAGGTTCCGTCCGTCTTGCGGACCAGGACGTGCGGCATCGTTGCGGCATCTAACGCATACTCGACCCCTGGACTAACGGTTTCGGCCCAACCGCCTTCTCCAAAGGCACCGCTACGTGGTTCAAACTCAACGTAGTAGTTATCAAAGTTTGTTCCTGGATCTCCAGTGATTTGAACTTGATAGCCCTTGGGGGCAATTGTTGGCAGTTCAGTGAAAACTTGAACTTCATTCAAGATCGCTGTGATCGTTGCGTTGGCTTTGGCGTCAGTCGCTGACACCGTGATGGGACTACTGGATTGCAACCAAATAACAGAACCCGAACGGGACTTGGAGACTCCACCGATCCCGTCCATCAAGTTCTGAGCGATCTCCTCAGAACTGATGCGGTTCTCGGTAATCGTCTCGCCACTTGCAATGACAGCAGCAACAGGCGTTTCCACCGTGACTCCGGTCCCGTTGACATTGATCGTGTACCTATTGCCATAAACGGCTTGTTTTACCCAGATCAGACACTCGTGAGCGGGACGCGGCACCTTCGGAGCCGTCGCTGTATTCATCGCAGTCGGCTTGCGAGTATTCGTGACAAAGGTGAAATCAGCAATCGTGACCGCACGGATGTCTTGCCTGCCATCAACGACAGAACTCAAATAATCGAATGCTCCGGCATCAGCCTCAACTGCTTGCTCGTTACCTAAGAGATCAAAAACCCTCACAGACGATGACGTGACAACTGACAGATACTCCTCTCGCTGATCACGGAGAATCGTATGGAAATAAGCGTTCCCAAAAGGAGTAGAACTGACTTTCGCCAGCGTCCTGCTGCTGTCACGCTTCCGCAGGCCTTCTGCGATTGACGACACACCATTGACCTGAATCTCAGCCTGGCTCGGATCACGTTGAGCATCTGGCTGAAGCGAAACCCCTTGGATCAAGTTCGGGATCTGAAAAGCAACGTTCTTCATCAGAAAATGCTGTAACCAGCTCCAGCGCGGCGACCCATCAAGCCATCAGCTGGGCGATATGTCGGGAAGCTATAAACACCAGTCAGCATGTTCGGAGCTTCCTGTTCGTTCTCGATACGCTCTAGCTCTGATTGAGCAGCAACCTCATCGTTAAGGGTGTACTTGAACAATGCTTCTGAGCCAAGAGTCCGATCAGAGAAGATTCGAGCGGCTCTGATCGTGGCCCAACGGTTGTAAGCCTCGGGAACGTCATCCCAGGACAGAAGCCAGATAACATCAGCTTCCAGGCTTTCCATTGTGTCGGGGAAGATCGTCGTTCGGTTCAGCAAGTCATAGACCTTGCTCCCCCGAAGTTGATAGCGACCGTTGTAGGCAAAGCGATTAACGCTGAATTGAACGACCTCTTTCGGAATCTTGATTTCACTTGTCAGAAGATCTCGTTCAAACGGATAGGCGTATTCGGTATTCCATGACCAACCTTTGCTCTGGCCTTCCTTATGAACTTCGAGGACTGTTCGCTGAGCAATCCGTGCGTCCTGAATCTGCTCGTTATCCAGGTTCTCGACCGGCAGCTCGCCGATGTTTTCTAAGCAAATGTTGACCGCATCCATAAGGGTTGTTCGCCCTTGAGCTGTCGTTTGCGCCTTCAAGCTCATGGAGTTCTACTGGTGCGATGAGTGCATTCTGACTGAACAATAAAAAAGGGGCCAGCGAACTGACCCCACTTCCCTATCCAGATACAGCTTATTACGCTGAAACGGAGATGGCAGCAGCACACTCAGCACGAAGCTGACCCATCCCGAGGGCCTGACGGGCGACCATCAGATCGGATTGGTACTGGACGCGGAACTCGTTGCCTGTGAGTTGCAGTGAAGGGCTCAGAAGAGACACAACACCAACAGCATCACGGTGGAACACGAAGCCGCGAACATTGGAAAGATCCTGCGCATAGTCAGGGTTCACATCACCAGCGACCAATGTGTAATCGGGCTGGGTGACGTGGTTGCTGGAATACAGAGGAATGCCAGCAACTCTTGCAGTTTCGCCCTGAGCGATTGTGCCGTTACCACCACCACCGTTGAAGTCGGTGTTGATTGCACGAGAAGACTGCGTAATGCAATAAAAATCGTCAGGAGCAAAAATCGCATACATGTTATCGATGCTGACATCCTTCTTCTCGAAGCCAACACGGGCATCGAAGATGGCGTCAACCAACATGTCGCCACGAGCTTGACGTGTTTTGGCGTCAAAAGTAGCAGCGTTGTCACCGAGATCGATGAGCTGGCCTGTGCGTCCGGCATTCAGAGGATCTTTGTCAAGAGGCTCTGTTGTATTACTAGCGGCGGCGTAAAGAATACGAGCAACACGCTTGTCATACTCATACGCTAATGCCCTTCCGAGCTCAGTTGTGTATATTTGGCGTATATCATAAAAATTCATTAATTCATCGACCTGGTAAATCGCTGCGTCAGCAACCATCAAGGCGTCAAGTTCAATCACTCGCTGATTAATATCAGAAGGATTGTTGCCTTGACCCAAAATTTGGGTGCCAGGTTGGTGGTAGCGAGCAGCCATTTTCCCCGTGATTGGGAACGCTACAGAGCGGCCGCCACGGATGTTGCGCTCACGGGTCTTGCCCTTGAAAACGCAGTTGGTCATGAACGCATCAAGAACCTCAGAGCTTCCCAGCTTGAGGAACATGGCGCGGTCTTTATCGACCCCGTTCAGTCCTGGACCCCAGGTAGCTGCGTCGCCCTTGATCTGGCCTAAGCGTTGCAGAGCAACATCAGGAGGAGTTGCCATGATTAGTTTTTTCGGAGGAATAGTTTTGGTTTTGTTTGACCGCCCATTCCTCCCTGGTTGCAAGTTATCCTTTCGGGCTTACCCAGTTCCGGTTGCTGTCTATTGACAACTTACTAGAAGTCCGGTGAAGAGTGCAATATCATCGCCACCTTGTTTCTGTAGGCCTCATCAACATCGTAGAGACGCTGACCTCTTTCATTGCGTTTATTCATTGCATCAAGGACTTGCTGCTGGCTTTCAAACACAACCCTGGTGTCTGTTGGTGCTCCGCCCCCGTAGAGCTGTGGCTCTACAACGGCATCAGGAGACGCCTGGCGAGCCTGCATTGCCTTTAGCGCCCAGCTAATGGCGTCTCTGTTGCCAGAATCCACCACAGCGTTGTAGTTAGCCAACTCTTCAGGTTGAAGATTGGACTTTGCCCAGCTGCTCAGCTGATTAAAGCTTTCCTGGCCGCCAACGCTATCTAGTAGTGCTGCTGCATCAGCATCAGACAAGCCAACATCACCACCCGGCGAAGGGGATTGAGCTTTTGACACGTAGTTTTCCACAACCTGTCTAGGAACCTTGAAGGTTTCAGCCAACGTGTCGTAGTGCTCAGAGATGTCAGCGCCTTGGTCGGCATCCCACATCAACTGGGCTAAATCAACGCCTCGTTCTGCAAGAACAGAAACGGCTTCTTTGCCGTAAATCTCACTGGCTTGATCAGCGGAATATCCGGCCTCTTGCGCAGCTTCTGTCTCAACAGCAGGCTGAGTTTCAGGCTGACCAGAAGATTGCTGGCCCATCTTGCGCTGTAGCTCGGCATAAGCCTTTGCCAAATCAGCAGGACTTTTAAACTTGCCAAGAATTGCTTCTTCTTCCTGGGCTTGCTCTTGCTCTTTCGCAAACTCTTCAACTATCGACTCTTGGCCTGGGCCAACCATCCCCCCTTTCTCTCCTTCAGGAACAGTTAGTTGAGGAGAAGTGTCAACCTGAGTCCCTTCAACAAAAGGCTGAGGATCTGCTATTACTGGTCGTCCGAGTTCAGGGCTCATTGGGGAGGTAGTTCAGAGTTTTGAGCTGTCATCTGCACTTCCTGGGCAGTCTGTGCAGCATCAGCAAGGTTCTTTGGATTAGCCAGTTGCGATGACAACAGATCTTGCTGTTGTGTCATTGCTTGGGCTGCTTGTTGTTCCTGGGCAAGCTCCTCATCGGTTTTGACTAGACCAATGATGTCGATGCCCATGGAATAAGCAAGACGCTTGATGAGTTCGGTTGGCTTCAGATAAGTCTGCAGTCCTTCCGGTCCCATTGTCTGACCAAGCGTTGAAGTAAACCTTACTAACTGTTCCAAGTCATTACCACGGCCAACGGCTGCGAGTCCAACCGTCATGACTGGCTTCACTAACTCCTTAGGCAGCTTCGGCACCTTGTTTTCACGCTGCAAGATGTCTAGCTTGCGTGATACATAAGGGATCTGAAATTCAGTCTGCAAAATGCTGTAGATTGACCCGAGACTGTTTT